ATCTGACTCATTATCCTTAATTGGAAATGAGCTCCAGAAGTGGAGACCTTTCATCGGTTTGACAACCGGTGAAGGCATACTGAGCGCAAGCTTACTATGCTGTCTAATCGACGCAATATAAAGGGTAATAATGGTGACATTATTATTTCTTGATATAACGTCTAAATGAAACAAGTTGAGTGATCAACTTCTTTCGTTACCTAAGTCAAAGGTGCCCATCCTCCTTATTAGTGATAGTGCTAATATGGTTTAGATAAGTGGTTATATATGGAATCGAACACTTAATTATATGAAAAAAATATTTGATATAAGAGAGCGTCTTTCCATAATAGCCTGGCAGGGGATTTTAAAAGATCCCTCCCGACTAACAATAGCCTTTAATAGGATGTTGTTAGTCGTCCTAGGACGGTACACGAAAGGGTGGTCAATCACGGCCTTTGTGTTAGCAAAAGAAGTTAACCGCATCTATAAAAGGAGCGGTTATCAATTTTGCTCGCAATATTTAAAATCTTCATCAGTAGCTTTAATGAACTATCTAAGTTCATCTAAAACTCCAGGGAAGATTGTCTATACCCCTCTGAAAACGAGGGTCTCATTGACTCGGAAGGGGATTCCTCGCCTTATTCATCCTTATCATCGAAGATTGATTCGACAAGGAGGAAAGGAGGCAGAGAATACGATTCGGTGCTATCTAACCTTATTCGGGTTCTATCGAACCTTTGTAAAGAAAGATGGCCGACCTGATTTATCTTCTATAATAAAAGATGGATCAGATCAAACCGAATTTGAAACTCCTGAGTTCGATCAATACTCCCAATTAATGCCCGGAGTGGAGAATGAGTTTATGGTGGATGATTTTATGTCTTGGATAGCGCAAGCTTTCCCGACACATCTCATTTCCCATATTCCCAATCTTCCTACGGAATTAAAATTGGGTTTTGATTGGAGACCTACGTGGACGAGTGGTCCTAATTCTCGATCGGCTCCTGGTAGGACCTCGGTTCTAGTCTTTAGACATGATTTAAATCATTATAAAGCAGAACTGGAAAATCCTACTAAGGATCTAGCTCCGTTTGTGAATGGAAAGACTGTATTGTCTTTCTTATCACAATCGTTGTTTCCGACTAGATTGATACAGATACCTTCTTCACCAAAATTAACTGGTGAGAAAGCCTTTATCAATTTAATTGAAGAATTAGGGACTGCGAAAAGGGGACGTTGGGGAATTCTAGGTAAGAAACTAGAAGGGGGAGGAAAGATTAGGATATTCGCTATGCTGGATTCAATCCGACAAGCTCTCTTTAGACCGATTCATAATTGGTTTATGGGAGCATTAAGATCGATCCCGCAAGACGGAACCTATGATCAGTTAAAGCCTTTATACTCGTTGATCCGAAAACGGATCCCACAATTGTGGAGTTACGACTTAAAGTCAGCAACTGATCGTTTTCCTCGCTACTATCAAAACTCTCTAATACAGGGTTTGATGGGAACCAACATCTCTAGTGCTTGGGAACTAGGCTTAAGTTTCGGATTTGACGTTCCGTTTATAAAACGTGAATCCAAATACCGATTCATGATGGGTCAGCCTCTTGGGGCTTATTCATCTTGGGCCGTGTTCTCATTGACACACCACGCATTAATACAATATTGCTCACAGAGGTTGGGTTATAAGGGTTGGTTCCCCAATTACGCGATCTTGGGTGACGATATCGTCATCGGGGATTCTCGTATTGCGGCACTTTACCGGGAAGCTTTAGAGCTATCAGAGGTTCAGATATCAGTAGAGAAATCTATTATATCTGATAATCAGTCTTGCGAATTCGCCAAACATTTTATATGGAAAGGCGTTGACGTAAGTCCCATATCTTTCAAAGAAGTTTATACACTTCGACGATCGACATGTGCAGCTCTTGTCAAGCGACTCTCCAGATTTCGAAAGGTTTCACGGGTTGAACCTTATCGATGGTTTGGAGCAGGATATCGAGTAAGACCAACTTGTTTTAAACCTCCGAAAGGTAGGTGGAAGCGATTTAATCTTATGTTGATAGCCCCGGGTGGTCCTTTTGAGATTCCATTATTGTGGTGGTTCTCTTTATATTCTAAACGCCCGTGTTATAATCGGGAGATAGGGATAGTACAAGCAGAACTACTAGACAAATGGAAGTTCTCTTTTGAGCCAGAAGGAATTCCTTCTGAGTCAGAAGAGGACATCGTGGAAGAAATTTTAGTTGGTAGACCCTGGATTACATCCTGGTTATCTACTAATCGTAATTTTCTCCTCGGTTTGCAAAAGGAAATCCATATAACCAGTTGGTTTCACCGTCCTTCTGTTCCTTCATCTCCTGATAGACCTCTCATTAATAGAGAGCTTCGTCTAGGGAAGATGTATTGGATTTATGATCGGATGGCGAGCCTACTTAGGCGACCACCCTTGTGTCAGTTGCCTCTCACTAAGGTAATTGATTAGGATACCGTCCTAGGAAAAGTCTTTATGCGTAACTGAGC